GAATACACAGAAGCTGCTGATACTCTTACATCAGTTTCAGATCTATTAATAGAAGCTACAACTTCTTATACAGAAGCTAGTGACACTGCTTCAGCTTCAGCTTCTGCTATCAATATTACTAATGCTTCCATAGAATATACTGAAGCTGATGATACTATATCATCCACTGCAGCGCTATTAATTAATGCTGTTGTTGAATACACAGAAGCAAATGATACTCTTACTTCTTCATCAGATCTTTTAATTAATGCTACAGTTTCTTATACAGAAGCTGCTGATACTCTTACCTCATCATCAGATCTATTAATAGAAGCTACAACTTCTTATACAGAAGCTGCTGATACTCTTACATCAGTTTCAGATCTATTAATAGAAGCTACAACTTCTTATACAGAAGCTAGTGACACTGCTTCAGCTTCTGCTATCAATATTACTAATGCTTCCATAGAATATACTGAAGCTGATGATACAGTTTCTTTTGTTGCAATAGTGTTGCTTCAGGGAACAGTAACTTATACAGAAGCTAGCGACACTCTTAGCTCTGATTCAGAACTATTAATCAAAGGATCAGTAACTTATACAGAAGCTGCTGATACCACTTCAGCTTCAGCTATTAATATTACAAATGGTACAGTTGAATATACTGAAGCAGATGATACTGCTTCAGCTTCTGCTATCAATACTACTAATGCTTCTGTAGAATATACTGAAGCTAATGATACTCTAAATTCATCTTCTGAACTATTAATAAAAGCTTCAATAACATATACCGAAGCTGATGATACTGCTATATCTGGCGCAGCAATTATCATAAATGGTAATGTTAATATATCTGAAGAAGATGATACATTAAATTCTAGCGCTAATCTAATTGTATCAGCAATAACATCAGTATCTGAAGAAGATGATAGTATATCTTCTGATGGCCAGCTATTAGTTCAAGCATTTATAGCTATAACAGAATCTGATGATACAATATATTCTTTTGCTACGATTCTTAGAAATGGTTCTATTGAATATTCTGAAGATGCTGATACATTAACTTCTATAGCTAGTGTTTATTGGACTGGATCTTCTAATTATACAGAAGCCGATGATACATCAGTAATAGTTGGCGATCTATCATGGCGCCCTGCATTCAATGATATAACAATTAGATACAATTATGTAACGAATAATCTAAAAGTTCCAAATCATAATTATCCAACTCTTGTTATTGCATCAGGATATTCTTCTAATGTACTAAATAGTAATTCATATAGTTATCCTAGTCGTTTAAAACTTCGTGGATATAGGAAAATTCAATCTACAGATTTGATCATTTCTCAAGACTGATAAATACTTAGTAGTAATAGGAGGATCGCGATGGCTATTCCATCAACGAGAGATGAATTTAAAGATTATTGCCTCAGGAAGCTAGGAAAGCCAGTCATTGAAATCAATGTTGATGATGATCAAGTAGAAGATAGAATTGATGAAGCTCTTCAGTTCTATTATGATTATCATTTTGATGGTTCTGAACACATATATTTTCGTCATCAAATAACGCAAACCGATAAAGATAACAAATATATTACGATCGATGATAGTGAAAATATCATTGGTGTCGTTAGAGTGTTTCCTATTGGTGATCCTTCTATGCGTTCTGATGATATTTTCAATATTAGGTATCAGATAGCACTTAATGATTTGTATAATCTAACTTCTGTTTCTATGGTTCCATACTATTTGACTATGGAACATCTAGCTCTTATTCAAGAAATTCTTGTTGGTAAGCAGCCAATCGATTTCAACCGACATTCTAATAGAATACATCCTAGAATGAGCTGGGAAAAAATTCAAGTCGGTGAATATCTACTTTTTGAATGCTATAAGAGACTAGATAAAGATGTTTATTCTGATATATGGTCAGATAGGTGGCTTCAGAATTATTCAACTGTGTTAATTAAAGAACAATGGGGAACACAGTTAACTAAATTTGTAGGTGTAAAACTTATGGGTGGTTCTACATTCAATGGTGAAAGAATTCTAGAAGACGCTCAGAATGAAAGAAAAAAGATGGAAGAAGAAGTATTCACTCATTATGTTCTGCCGCCTATGGATTTCTATGGCTAATTGAGACATTTCATACAAATTAAGGCTCAAATATAATGCCAGTATCTCAGTATTTCAATCAGCACGCTAGTGCTGCTGAACAGAAACTTGTAAATGATCTCGCCATAGAAACTATTAAAGTTAATGGCGTTAACACTTATTATGTGCCTAGAACTTATGGAGATATAGATCCTATATTCAGGGAAGATGATCAGTCTTCGTATGATTCTGCATACACTGTAGAAATGTATGTTAAAGATCCGGATTTGGGCTTTGGAGGAATGGGAGAATTTCTAACAGATCAGCTAGAAATTCGAGACACTTTGACTCTTGTTGTTGCAATGCAGTCATGGAAGCACCAAGTTGGTGATATTATAGATAAGACTAGGCCTCTAGAAGGAGATCTTATATTCTTCCCATTCAATAAAAAGCTATTCAAAATAAACTTTGTTGAGCACGAGTCTGTATTCTATCAATCTGGCGCATTGTATGTATGGGAATTAAGAACTGCACTATTTAGATATAGTGGCGAGATTATAAACACTGGAATCCCAGAAATAGATGCACTCGATGATACTTATTCATTAGGTATAGATGATAGAGGTCTTATGTTAGAAGATGGTCTAGGAGCAGTTCTTGAAGAACAACTAGGTGTTCCTATTGAATTAGAAGATCAGACTTCACTTGATTCAGTACTTGATGCTCAAAATGATCAGTTCCAAGTTGAAGCTGATGTAATAATTGATTGGTCTTGTATTGACCCGTTAGTTAGATACCCAACAGGTAAATTCTAATGTTTGGATATAGATTTTTTCATAACTCAGTTAGTAGATACGTAAGTCTTTTCGGTACGCTCTTTAATGAGATTTACATAGAACGACTTGATCCTACTGATAATAGTATTACTAGACTTATAAAAGTGCCAATTGTTTGGGGTCCGAGAGACAAAGCGCTCGCTCGTGCAAACTCTGATCCAGATCTTAATCGACCATGGTCTGCGATTTTGCCATTTATGAGTTTTAAACTTCATTCATTCTATTATGATGGAGATAGACACTTAAATAAACTAGGAAGAGTTCCGGGAATAAATGCTGCTAATAAAAATATAGCAACTAATGTATATAATCCAGTTCCATACAATTTCAATTTTGAACTTCAGGTTAATGTAAAAAGCATGGCTGATGGTGTTAAAATCGTAGAACAAATAGTTCCATGGTTTACACCAGATTTTACAACTACAATTAGGATCATCGATGATCCTGAAATACTTATAGATATTCCAGTGATACTTAATCCTGTAGATTTGAATGATACATGGGAAGGAAATCTAGAAGATGAAAGATTAATCACTTTCACATTATCCTTTCAATTAAAAGGATTCTTTTATGGACCAGTCAGAAAAGACAAGATTATCAAGGTTGCTAAAATTCGTGCTGGGTTGTTGGATAGTAATGGTGCTGTTGTCGCCAATTCTTTCGATACTACCTATACTATAACTCCGGGCCTTACTGCTAATGGCACACCAACATCAAATGCTAGTATTTCGTTAGATTATTCTGATATAGATTGGGATGATGATTATGGATTTATTGAGGACATTGAATAATGAGTGAAAATGAAAAAAATAAGAAGATATGGGACCCTTTATCAGAGTCTCTAGGAATAGAAAGTGATCTTGGTAAAGAAGAGCAATCTAATCAGATTGCGGTTTATGAAGGAAACAGAAGAACTGAAATAGATTCTGATTATGAACTTTCTAGACAGACCACGATAGATACACTAATGAAAGCATCAGATGCACTTGATGAGCTTACTGGATTAGCTCGTGCATCTCAGACTCCTAGAATATATGAAGTTCTTGCTACTCTTACATCTACAATACTTAATGGCAGCAAAGATTTATTAGAACTATCTAAGAAAAAGGTAGAAATAGAAAAGCTTTCTGGTGAAGAAACTGGTCCAACAACAGTTAATAATAATTTGATATTAACTACTGAGGGTCTCCAAAAAATGTTAGAAGACAACGGAGTCCAGACTAAAACAAGAGAAATAAAGAATGATGAATGATAATAGAGGAAAACCAAGTGAAGAGTTAGGTGATGAATGTTTCTATCCTCCTAACTTTAAAGTCAAAAAGCCTAGCGTAAGAATTCAATTCACATTAGAACAAGTTGAAGAATACGTTAAGTGTGCTAAAGATCCTATTTACTTTATTGAAAATTATGTAAAGATTATATCTCTTGATGAAGGCATTATTTCTTTCAAGATGTGGGATTGGCAGAAAGATATTATAAGATCTTTCGAAGAAGAAAGATATGTTATATGTAAGATTGGTCGTCAGTCAGGAAAGACTGCAACAACATCTGCGTATCTTCTATGGTCAATATTATTCAATAAAAGTTATACTACTGCTATTCTTGCTAACAAACATACAACAGCTATTGAAATTGTTGATAGAATAAAAATATCATATGAATTTTTGCCTTCATGGTTACAGCAAGGTGTTGTATCATGGAACAAGTCTTCTATAGAATTAGAAAATGGTTCTAGAATATTATCTAATGCTACTTCTCCAGCAGCAGTAAGAGGATATTCAATCAATTGTATTGGATACAAATCTAAAATAACAGTAGCTGATGAAGATGATAATATAGTTGAAATGAATATAGGAGAACTATATGACTTGGTACAAAAATGGAAAGTACGCGACATGGTACTTCAATTTGATGAAATCGAGACCAAGTCGGTCAAAAGCAGAGCTATATTATTTGGAAAATCATCACATCTTCCCGAAATGTTTGGGTGGAACGAACAAAAAAGAGAATATGCAACTGTTAACAGTAAAAGAACACTTGTTAGCGCACAAACTCTTAATGAAAATGACGGAAGGAATAATACATCAGAAGATGTCATTTTCTTTACACAGAATGATGACTGGCAGTCAAGGCAGAATGTTGAAAATGACGGAAGCTCAAAAAATGATTATACGCCAAGAACAATCAAAAGCCATGAGCATACAGAGATTAGGGACAACTCACACCGAAGAAACAAAAAAGAAAATGTCGAAATCAGCGACTGGAAGGATTCATACAGAAGAATCGAAAAAGAAAATGTCAAATTCTCTAAAAGGAAAACTTCTAGGATTCAAAAGAAGCGAAGAGAATCGAAAGAATATATCGAATGGATTAACGGGGCTGAAAAAAACAGAAGATCATATAAACAAAATAAATCGGAATCCAGAAAAAATACAGAAAACAGCGCAAAAGAATCTTGGTTCGAAGAGATCAGAAGCTTCAAAGAAAAAAATGAGCGAAGCAGCGAAAGGTCGAATTCCTTGGAACAAAAGCTTAAAGAAGGCCAATTACGCGTCTTAACTGCTGATGGATTCAAAAAATTCGAAGGAATTAAGGTTACATCTAAAAGAGAAACTATACATTTAACATATAAAGATGGTAGAACTATAGTATGTACTCCAGATCATCTTATATTTGAAAATAATAATTGGATAAAAGCTGAAAATTCTGAAGCTTTAAAAGTTCAAAATGGACTTGCTGATGTGTACGATCTATTAGAAGTTGAGGATGTTAATAGCTTTGTAGCTAATGATATTAATGTTCATAATTGCGTATTTCTTGACGAATTTGCTATTGTTCCTGATAATATCCAGGAAGAATTTTGGTACTCAGTTTTTCCAACTATTTCTTCAGGAAAGACTACTAAAGTATTCATAGCTTCTACACCAAATGGCATGAATATGTTCTATAATATTTGGACGAAAGCCAAGAAAAAGGGCCAAACAAACGAAAATGGTCGACCAGAGTGGAATGGATTTAAACCCATAGAAGTTCACTGGTCTATGATTCCTGGAAGAGATAATGCTTGGCAGGAGAAGCAAATTGCATTGATGACTGAACGAGGTTTTGCTCAGGAATTCGGAACTGAATTCCTTGGTTCTTCAATGACTCTTATATCTGGTTCTAAGTTAACAATGATGGAAGGCACCCAAAAAGAACCTATTCATTGGACACCAGACGGTTTCAAATTCTTTGAACAGGCAGATCGATCACATTCTTATATGATAGTGATTGATACTAGTCATGGTTCAGGACAAGATTATTCTGCATTTGTTGTATTTGATACATCATCTGTTCCTTATAAAGTAGTATGTACATTTAGGAATAATACAGTAAGCTCTATACTATATCCGAAGTATATAATGGAAGCTGCTACATATTTCAACAATGCTCAGCTATTAATCGAAACTAACGATCTAGGACATCAAGTAGTAGATATACTTCATAATGATATAGAATACGAAAATATCATTATGACTGCTGCGAGAACCAAAAATCACGAAATTTCATCTGGATTTGGTGTGTCTAAATCTCAGCTTGGAGTTAAGACTACTAAAACAGTTAAAAGACTTGGATGTGCAAATCTAAAGTCTATGATAGAAGTTGATCAGCTTGATATATCAGATTTGAATATCTATTCTGAATTAACTCGTTTCTCTCTCACAAAAACAGGCCACTATGAGGCTGAGAGAGGAAATGATGATCTAGTAATGTGCTGTGTATTATTTGCTTGGGTATCTTCTCAACCATATTTTAGAGACCTAACAAATACTGACGTTGTAAAATCCATATATCAAATGGGTTCTGATGCTATAGAGGAAGAAGTTGTTCCTTTTGGTATAATAAG